TGCGCAGCTCAAGACGCTTCTCAGCAAGCAGCAGTCTTTTGACCCGTCCGTGATTGACCAGCGGCTTGACGCAAAGCTCCAGGAGCGCGTGCAGCTTGAGGAAATCAACGACGTTATGAAGCGCGTGCAGTCCGATATGCCTCTGATTAATGAGGTTGACGACGCGTCCTTAGAGTTTTACATTAACAAAGCTTGGTCCAAACTCGGTGATACCGCTTCCCGTGAAGCCGTATTGAGAATGGCCGGTGATATGGCTATCAATGCAGACCCCGACTTAAGGGTAAAAGCAGCCGCAGTCGTTAAGCCTGCCGCTGGTCAAGACCCCACAAGAGTTGCGGCGGCGAAGAGAGCGAACGAAACCAATATCCGTTCAACCTCCCCCGAAAAGGGCCGCAAACTCCCAGACGAAGAAGAGTTAGGCCAGATTTGGGAGAAAAATCAAAGGGCTTAACGAATGGCAACGCCATCCAGCACTTTCACGGAAATGGTATCCACCACGCTTCGCAACAGCGCGACTGACGTGGCGGATAACGTTTCCAAGCATAACATGCTTCTGAACCGCCTGAAGAAGAAGGGCAAGATTGTCTCTCTCGACGGCGGTTACGAAATCCAGATCCCGCTCGAATACGCTGAAAACTCCACGTACCAGCGTTACGGCGGCTATGACACGCTCAACACCAACGCTTCTGACGTTGTGACCTCTGCCAAGTATGACTGGGCACAGGTTGCGCTGCACGTCGTCTCGTCCGGTCGTGAACTTCGCCAGAATAGTGGCCGCAATGCCATGATTTCGCTGGTCAAGACGAAGAAGTCCAACGCCCTTAAGACGGCTGCGAATAACTTCTCGGTTGACGTATATTCTGACGGCTCGCTGACCAACCAGATCGGCGGTCTTGGCAACATCATCCAGACCAACGGCCAAGGCACCGTGGGCGGCATCAACTCCGCAACGTGGACCTTCTGGCGCAACAAGTTCAAGGAAGCGACCGGCACCAACACGGCGCTTACCCCGAACGCAACCAATGCTGCCGCGTTCAAGGCAGACATGGGCGCTCTGTGGCTTCAGCTTAACCGTGGTGCCGACAAGCCTGACCTGATCGTTCTGTCTCATGACTTCTACGTTCTGTACGAGACCGGCGAACAGCAGCTTCAGCGTTACATGGATGCAGATATGGCCAATTCCGGCTTTATCGGCCTCAAGTACAAGACCGCAGACGTTGTGTTTGACGACAATACGAACTTCTCCACCACGGCGGAAAAGGGCTATTTCCTCAACACCGACTATCTGTATATCAACCAGCACCGTGAAGCTCAGTGGACGCAGGACGACGAAAAGCGCCCTGTGAACCAGGATGCAGTCGTGATCCCGTTCTACTGGATGGGCAACATGGTCTGCTCCAACCGCTCGCTTCAGGGCACCATCTTCGACGCGGCATAAGGAGCCAGAACAATGACTGCTTTTGTTGGCGCAAGCCTAGACCAGACTTACACCGCCGCAGACCTTACCGGAGCAAATTCCGGCAAGGTTCCGGGCATTGGCGATATCTATGTGTCTAACGACAACAAGACGTATCGCTTCGTGCAGTACAATTCCGGCGCTGGTGCTGTTGCCGCTGTCGCTGGTAATGCCGTTGGCTTCTACGGTCCCAGTGGCGTATCGGCTGGCGCGACTAACGTCGTGACCTCTGACGGCACTGATATCGTTGCCGCTGCTGGTGTTCTTGTGGCGGCTCCAGGTAACGGCGAGTACGGCTGGATTCAGACCAAGGGTGTCTGCACGTTGAACCTTGCCCTCACGGCTGGTGCTGACGGCAACGCCCTGTACATGAACCCGGCTGGTACGGACGGCGCTCTTACCGTTATGTCTGCCGTCACTCAGTCCACGGCTGGCACCGCAATCGACGCTTCGGCCAAGATTGTAATGCTGAACTGCCCCGCCTAATGACAACGAGGGAGGCTTTCGGGCCTCCCTTTCCACCTCTCTAAACCACCTTCCAAAGTGAGAGACAATAAAATGGCTGACGAACAACTGCCGCTTATCCGCGTCCATGGGTTTAAGACGACCTATGAGAAGCTGCCCGTAAAGGGCGACCCTATGCACGATGACGTTGACCTGAAGGGCTACAAGCTCGACGCAAAGGGCAACCGCATCATTGAGCTTCAGGAGGAGCACTGGGTGAAGTTTTCGCCCGCGCATTCGCCACTCAATACGATGAACGAAGAGCGCATCCGCCACATCATGCCGGATCGCGAGCGCATTGGTGATGACCCTGACGGCGTGAAATACCGCTTCATGGCCGCCCGCTGGTCGCAGATCGAACCGCATTACGAAGCATTCAAGGAAGGCCGCACGGATATTGCCGTTGACGGCACGCCTTTGGGTGCATGGCCGGGGCTTATCCAGGAGCAAGTCGAGATCCTGCGTCAGTCTGGCATCCGCACCGTCGAGGAAGTCGCAAAGCTGATCGATAGCCAGCTTGACAAGGTTCGTCTGCCGAATATGCGTGACCTTCGCAAGCAGGCTCAGTTGTTCCTTGAGAACTCGACTGCTGCCGTTGCTGCCGAGCGTGAGGCCAAGAAGGACGCTATGCTTGAGGCTATGGCTGAAAAGCTGGCGGCTATGGAAGCCCTTCTGGAGGAGCAGACAGCGCCACAGGCTCCGCGCCGTGGCCGTCCTCCTAAGGTTGCTGAAGACGAAGAGGAAGCCGCATGACAATCCTCAGTGTCTGCCAGAACGTTGCGCTAGTCGTCGCTCTCTCCGAGCCTGATGTTGTCTTTTCTTCGACGGATCGGGAACACAAGGAGCTTGCGCGGCTTGCCAATGAAATGGCGACACGGATTGCAGGCGACTTCGACTGGCAGAAGCTACAGATCATCAAGACAATCACAGGGGATGACGTCACCGAGGCGCATCCCCTGCCTGACGACTATGAGCGCATGTTGCGGACCGCATCGCTCTGGTCTAGCCGCTGGTCATGGGCATTCAACCATATCTCTGACCCTGACCTGTGGCTAGAATATCAGGTTGTGCCGTATACGTTTGTAAACGGCAATTGGATGATCTACGGCGGGGAGATGCACATTCTCCCCGTCATGGCTTCCACCGAGACAGTCAAATATTGGTACATCTCGAAAAACATTGTCACGGCAAGCGGGGGCTCCACCAAGCCACTGTTTACCGCTGACGATGACACGTTCGTTCTTGACGAGAAGCTGCTAGAGCTTGGCATGATCTGGCAGTGGCGGGCGAACAAGGGCCTGCCATATGCCGAGGACATGCAGAATTACGAGCGCCAATTTAACCAGCTTGCAAAGCATGATGCGGGCTCTGGTGCTGTCGTTTCCGGCCGTCGTTATCCAAGCAAGACACTTAGGGGGCCGTGGGCATTCCCGCAAACTGTCGGGGGTGTCTAATGGCGTTTCGTCAGCCGGTTAAGCAGAACGTGCGGGCCAATGCTCGCAGTCAGATGGCGCTGCCTGCCATTCGCGGTTGGGTGTCTGCCGAGACGCTTGCAGCGGCACAGCCTGGGGGCGCTCTGAGGCTTGAAAACTGGTTCCCGACAAAGACCGGCGTGCGTCTTCGTGGCGGCTCGCAGAAATATGCGACCATCTCCACCGGTCCAGCCGAGAGAATGTTTAACTACAAATCCGGCTCTACTGAGAAGCTTTTTGCGTCTGACGAGACGAATATCTTCGATATATCCGCCATTCTCGACCCTGACACAATCCCGACTGCTGACGTGACGGGGCAGACCAGCGGGTATTACAACACAACGCAGATCGCGACGGCTGGCGGCGACTTCCTTACGGTTTGCAATGGCACGGATACGCCACAGTATTTCGATGGGGTGGCGTGGGCTGACCATTCGCTAACGGGATTCGCCACGCCTGCGACACTTAAGTTCCCCTTCGTCTTCGCCAATCGGCTTTGGTTCATTCCTGCCGATAGCCGGTCCGCGTATTATCTCGGCGTTGACAGCATCAACGGGGCTCTGACAGAGTTCTCGCTCAATGGCGTGCTGTCCGATGGCGGCTTCTTGGTCGGCGCATATACGTGGAGCCAAGACAGCGGGTCCGGTCTGGATGACAGCCTGGTGTTTGTGTCGTCAACCGGCGAAACCGTCATATACCAAGGCACAGACCCATCATCCGCAACGACGTGGCAGAAGGTCGGTAATTACCAGATAACCCCGCCCATGGGGCCAAACGGCATTATGCGGGCTGGTGGCGACCTTCTCATAGCAACAGAGGCAGGCATTGTTCCGATCTCCGAAGCGATCAATAAGGACGTTTCCGCCCTATCCCTGGCATCTATTACGGCGGCTATTGAGCCAGACTGGAAAGTCGAGGTTGTCGCTCGCAAAACGCTGCCGTGGGAAATCATCAAGTGGCCGACAAACAACATGATGATCGTCAGCCTGCCCGTCGTGAATGAGGGCGTGGACGCGATCTGCTTTGTGAAGAATCTCGAAACTGGCGGGTGGGCCAAATTCACCGGCTGGAACACACGATGCATCGGCCACTATGACGGATACGGCTATTACGGCACCAATGACGGCTCTATCTACCGCATGGAAGTCGGCGGCAGTGACGACGGCGTGCCGTACATCTGCACATATATCGGCCTGCCGAACCACATGAACACGCCGGGGGTTCACAAGCTGATACACTCGCAGCGGTCCATATTCCGCGCCTCAGTGCCGTTCAAGGCCAAGGTGTCCGCGTCTGTTGACTACCGCATTCAGCTTCCGCAGCCGCCAGCATCCGTCGCGGACTATGCAACGTCTGAATGGGATAGCGGTCTATGGGACCAAGCATTTTGGGACAGCGGCGGCACGGTTGATAGTCAAGTCATCTGGGGCAGCGTGGGCCGGTCTGGATTTGTCATCTCGCCACAGGTACAAGTGACGTGCGCAGTAACGCCTTTCCCGCGTGTGGAGCTTATTGCGTCCGATGTGATTTATGAAACGGGCGGGGTTATGATTTGATCACACACGCATTCGCAAGGGGGATGGAACGCCAGATCCTGGCGAGGTGGGTTGCCGAAATCATATGGCCGGGGGCTGGCCGTGACTTCGGCAACTGCCAAGGGCTTGCGGTCATGGAAGATGGCGAGCGCATTTGCGGCGTGATCTACCACAATTACGAGCCGAACGCAGGCGTCATTGAGATATCGGCGGGCTCTACGTCCAAGCGCTGGCTAACCCGCGAAACGCTTCGTGTCATGTTCTCCTACCCGTTTGAGGAGGCGGGGTGTCAGGTTATCGTGATGCGTTGCGATCCTGACGACGCTGCACTGCGAAGAATGCTTTTGGCATATGGGTTTGAGTTGTATGTTTTGCCAAGACTGCGTGGCCGTGATAAACATGAAAACGTGTTCATTCTGACTGATGATGCGTGGGCGTCGAACAAGTTCAACAAGCCTAGAGGTGGTTAACAGTGGGCAAGCCCAAAGCGCCAGCCGCGCCAAACCCTAAAGAGACTAGCGCGGCGTCAACAGGGACGAATATCGGCACCGCCGTTGCTAACGCATGGATGGGCAACGTCAACGAGTACACGCCTGATGGTCAGACGAAAGTAGACCAGACGGGAACGAAGACTTGGACGGATACATACACCGGCAAGACGTATGAAATCCCGACGTTCTCCCGCACGACGACGCTATCGCCACAACAGCAGGCCATCAAAAACCAGCAGGACCAAGCCAGCCTTGGCCTGTCTACGCTTGCCAACAAGCAGACGAACTTCCTGCAAGGCTACATGGACAAGCCTTTCGACGGCTCCAACGAGGCGACGGAAGCGCGTCTTATGGAGCTTGGTCGCAAGCGTCTTGACCCCGCTCTGGCACAGCAGGACGAAGCCTTGCGCACGCGCCTTGCCAATCAGGGCATCAAGGCCGGTTCGGCGGCATATGACCGCGAGATGACGACTCAGGGCCAGAACCGCAACGACGCATACAATCAGCTTCTGCTTAGCGGTCGTGGCCAGGCATTCCAGGAAGCGCAGGCAACGCGG